GTGTCCATGAACTCAATGATATCGTCTTGCACACACTCGTCAAACCCGTAGTCTGCAAACAATACACCGTCTTTGGCAATTTGCTTGATACGCAAAATCTTGTCACGCATAGTGTCCAAAGTCAAGTCTAGATAGTGGCAACGTGATTGCAACGCATCCAAGTGATCTCGCAACTTTTGCGACTTCATGTTATCGAACTTCAAGTTAGTAATAAAGATAACCGAGCCTTTGAACTCAAAGCTATCTGGGATACCTTCATTTCGCAACACACGCGATTCAGACAACCAGCTAATCTTACGCTTCTTGCCCGAGTCCAATGCACCCTTGAGCAAGTTAAGCGACACGTCGTCGAGCAAGATGCTGTCACAGTCGTCAAATACCACAACACAGTTAGGGTCAGAGTATTTGTAAAGAGTTTGGTACAGGCCAATAGGAGTAGCCGCACCCTTGACAACTTCGGCACGTAGTCGCTTGCCGGCAATCTTGTCAAACATTGTTGCCTTGTCAATTTCTTGCTCAACGCCAAAGGATTTGCCAACACCAGGAGGGCCAGAAACAATCATAGCACGAATGTCGCCGCTTACAGTGGCCTTGGTCATTTCATGCAAGATTTCAAAACGCTCGCGGATACGATCCATTGCTTGTTCGTCTGTTTCAACTACAGGAGCAGGCTGCTCAAATTTTACGGTGTTGTCTTGTGTCATGCCGTTAGTATACTCAATGTCTGAGATGTTGTCAACTGAGATACGAATCGTTTCAGGACAGTTAGGGAAGGTACCGTTGTTTTTAACAGTGACATAGTTGCCACGGGCACCAGTTTGGAAACCGCTGACAAGAACGAATTCTTGGTTACGGACGGGTTTGTTACGGTAGGTACCGTTTACTACGCGAATTGCACTCATGGTTGGCTCCTGTTTTGTGCGTTAAAATGTTATTATAGCTGATCTGGGATTATTGGTCAACCGTTTTTTTCCAGTTTTCTTCAAACTTCAGTTGCCCCACACGGATCTGATACACAAGATTCATAAACAGTCCAAGTATCACAACGCCCAATCCAATTAGCACACCTTGAAAGCCGTAGGCTGTGAGCAGGGCATCTAGTCCAACTGAAATCAAGTAGCAACAAACAGCCAGCAACAGGGTGCCTGCAACAACTTCAAGGGCGGCGCGGATTTGAATTTTCATAAAAGCCTTTCTATCTAACATGCCATTATTATAGCAAATTGGGAATAATTGGTCAAGACAAAAAACCCTACAGTTTAGTAGGGTTCTACGGTAGTACTATAGTATGCAGAATTGTAAAGCTGTTCTGTGGGCACTCCGTGCTCAGTGTAGCCCTCCAAGACTGTGTTAAAGTAGCCATCGCTGGGCGGGCTGTCTAGGTGCCCGGGTTGCATAAAGTAAGTCAATGCGTAAACTACACGATCTTGATATAATACTTTCTTATTACGACGATTGTAGTAATATGGGAATCCTTCCAACACATCCAACGCAGCAAGGCATTCGGGTGTGATAGTCCAAAGCACACCATCAACATAGCTGTCCGAACACTTTACAACGTCAGCAGGACCTGCAAAGCGGAACGAGTGGTCAAGCAATACTGCACGACCATGGCTCACTGCCCCTGGACAGCGATAGGCCATGCCCTGAGAGTTGGTGTTCATGCCATAGGCAAAATACAACATTAGATAGATCCTTTAGATAATAAAACCATTGTCAAGTCTGCTTCGTTGCGAAATGTGATCCAGTATGGACGAACTGCATCACGACCCGAGCGTTCTCCGTAGTAGTGGCACCATGACTCTTCACGCCTCCAGCCATAGCCGTCTAACCGATCTTTACAAATCTTTTCAATTTGACCTGCGTCCTTGGTGTAGCCGTGCGGGAACTTCAAGGCGATAACATGCCCGTGTTCTTTGTATTGCCGGAATCTGCGGTTTAACTTAACTACTTTCATACCCTGATTGTAGCATATCGGGCATTTTGTGTCAACCTATCGCCAGTGCTGTTTTATCAGAGGGTCTTGCACTTCGTGGGGTTTGGGACTACCGTGAAAAACTAATACTGAAGTATTATCTGTGATTGACACGCCTTGCCCAAAGTGATTGGGCCGCCGTAGCTTAAAGTCCATGCCGCCATCCAGTGCTTCCCATCGAAAACTTTGTATCAGTTTAGGATCAAAGTATCTACGTTGGTTGTAGTTTATTGTAGCATTAAGAAAGTCTTGGTCACCGTTGTATTTCTTAACAAGCTGGTCTAGTTTCTCTTGCTGGAACTTATCCCATACCCACTTATACTGTTCAACGTTCCACCACATGATGCTGGAATTAATGCCCATGTCTCTGCCATGTTGCAAATATCTAAAGTCTTTGATAGTCCAAAACAAACTGGGATCTAGCTGTGTGATCCAAGTGATGTCTCTCACTACAACACAATCGAGATCAAAGTATAACAAGTTACCCGAGTAGTGTTCAGGATTAAACATCTGCATCTTATACCACCAACTACGCTTGGGTCCTGCTATACCTGGCCACTCTGTCAGTGCGTGTTTGATAAGGTACGGAGGGACTGACCTATCATGTTCTGTGTATACATGCAATCTTATACCGCCAGACAAGTTACGCTTGAGCATGTTGTATAGTTTTTCAACATACTCCCAATCGTATCCTTTGCTGTGTATTACGCAGGCACAATCTGTTACTTGGTCAGTGCGGGCGAAATTCTTTTTAGCCATAGTCCTTGCTGTATTTCTTCTACTGTGTATTCTGTGTGACATATCTGTGTAAACCACAGCGTTCTATCTCGGTCATAAGGTTGTTCAATGTCTGCGAATCCTACACCTACTGGATAGGCCAAACTTGTACCTTCTACTATGGGACGCACGCCTGCTATGGCTGCTTGTATGCCAGGTCCTGAATTGTAATTTACCACTGCATGGCAATCAAATCTCATATCAAAACTATCGTATGTATTTGCCAACGGCAACGGACGTTCGACAGTAATACCTGCCGGCAGTGGCATTGGGCATCTAGGATGCGGACGAACTACAATGGGTCTATCTGTGTTGCTACGCAATATGCTCAAGGTTGTTGTTAACCATTTGTACATGTCCAAATTAGCAACTTGTAAACTTCTTATGTGCTGTAGGGCAACAACAATTTTAGGATTAGTTGACACAGGGGTTGATAACTTTAATCCTAGCTTTGCTGGTCTATCCCAATCTAAGTTATCTAAGTGTCCATAGTATCCTTGTGCTGTGACGTTGTTGACAGAAATCTTCCAAGTTACTCCGCGATTCAACGCACCAATCTCAATAATAATCACTGGCTTGTTTTGTCTACGATACTCTTCGTACACAGCTTGATTTTTAGACATGCGGCCATTCCACAATACTGACCAAATCACCGCTGCGTCTGCGTCAAGTGAATTTTCAACAGGTGTAATCCCCGCTGCTCGTAAACTGTCTAGCACAGCACTCATAACTGGTACGCTGTTCAAAGCACATTGTAAAGGAAAATAGGCTACTGTTTTGATCACTAAATATCCCAATGAAATATACTGTAGTTACCACGTTTCATGCTGACGGTTATAAACAATACGGCCAACGCATGATCCAAACCTTTTTACAAAATTGGCCCAGCGATGTTCAGCTATATGTGTACGCTGAAAATTGTACAGTGGAAGAGTCTGCGTCAAATCTCCATGTATTCAATTTAGCTGACGCAAGTCCTCCTCTTGTTGCTTTTAAGAATAAATGGGCAGGTGTTCCCAAAGCCAATGGCGATGTATCTGATGATCCGGTGCGTAGAGGACGCAAGGATGCTGGCAAAGGATTTAAGTGGGACGCTGTTCGTTTTGCTCACAAAGTTTATTCTATATTTGCAGCCGCTAAAACATGCAACACAGATTGGTTGTTGTGGATGGATGCTGATACAGTTTGTCACAGTCCCATTACCATCGAACGTTTGGATCAGTTCTGTCCAGCAGGGATAGAATTATGCTTCCTGGGACGCAGACGCAAGTATACTGAATGTGGATTGTATGCTATGAATTTGCAAAGCCAAAAAATACAACGTTGGCTGTGGGACTTTCAAAGACTATACGACGAAGCCGAAAACGGTATCTTCAATCTAATGGAATGGCACGACAGCTTTGTGTTTGATGCTGTTCGTAAGAATCATCAACTAAATGAACTAGACTGGGCACGTGGTATTATCGAAGGTGAAGGGCATCCACTTATCAACTGTGAGTGGGGTGCTTACTTGGATCACTTGAAAGGTGCTCGCAAGGACCTAGGTCGTAGCAAACATATAGATCTAAAAATAAAACGAACTGAAGCGTACTGGCAATGACTTGGATTTTCTTGAACAAGAACAACAAAGATGAATACATCGAAATGTTTGCTCGCGGCAGTAATACACCCACAACTAAACTAGAATCCTGGCGTTACGATGACAGCAAAGACCTGCTGGTCATACGTGGCATTATGAAGCACAAGATAATCAAACATTGTTGGGAAGATGCTCGTCCATTCTTGTACATGGATTCAGGCTATGTAGGCAACAGGATTAGTACTAACAATCCACATGGTTGGAAGTGGTGGCATAGAATAGTGCCCAACAATCTACAGCATGACGAGATCATAAAACGCCCGCCAGACAGATGGGAACAGCATGGCATAGAACTAAAACCCCGGCGCACAGGCAGCAAGATTTTGATTGCAGCTCCAGACGAAAAGCCTTGCAAGTTCTACAATATAGATTTAAGTCAGTGGATCACAGACACAGTCAACACAATCAAACAACACACAGATAGAGAAGTTGTTGTTAGACAACGCAATCCAAATCGACAAACAAGAGTCAACAACAGTTTAGAATCAGCACTGGACGATGTGCATGCTGTTGTAACATTCAATTCAATCGCTGCTACGGAAAGTGTGATTACCGGAGTACCTGCGTATGTGCTAGCTCCGTGTAATGCTGCTTGGCCTGTAGCTAACTCAGATTTAACAACAATAGACAATCCTTGGTTCCCCGACAATGATCTAAGGTATGCGTGGGCATGTCATCTTGCTTATGGACAGTTCCATAACGATGAGCTACGCAATGGCACAGCCCAACGTATTTTAAAGGAGACATATAATGTATGAAAGTCATAGCTGGTGGTTCCCAGACGCCGAAGATCATTTTCCAAAGATGATAGCAAAGAATATCAGCAAGGGTGGACCTGCTGAATATCAACAGCCTGTGCGTTTGCGTAGTTTGCAGTTTGCTAAAAAGCGACGCACAGCATTAGACATTGGTGCCAACGTAGGCTTATGGAGTAGAGATTTGGTTAGAAACTTTGAACGTGTGGTTGCATTTGAACCTGTGCCTATGTTTAGAGAATGTTTGCAGAAAAACGTCTCGGGTAAAAACTTCTTTATAAGCCCAATGGCACTAGGTGATCAAGACACTATGGTTACTATGAAGATTACAGAAGGCAACACAGGACATACGCACATCGACCCTGATAAGATTGGACAAGGCGATACCATGGTTGTGCGTTTGGACAACATGAATTTGGACAACGTTGACTATATCAAAATCGATTGCGAAGGCTTTGAATATAGAGTTATCCAGGGTGGAGAACAAACAATCAAAACATATCGTCCTATCATTGTGTTGGAACAAAAGCCGCATGATGCCTATGCAGATCAATACGGACAACATGCCGCTGTTGAACTATTAAAGTCTTGGGGCATGGTACGTTTGGATCAAGTCAAAGATGATTGGATCATGGGATGGCAGTAAGCAAATACTACCAAGAGTCTGTTAGGCTTGGCACTGAGTTCCAAGAGCAAAACAAAAGCTGGGCAGGCTACGATGTTGTTAAGTACCAAAAGTGTATCAAGGACCTTGTTGACCGCTACGGTGCCAAAACTATATTAGACTACGGCTGTGGCAAAGGATTGCAGTACAAAGAGAAGTTACCATACGGCGGTGGTGCAGGAATCGAAATGCCCCAAGATCAGTGGCAAACATTTGATGAGTATCTAGGGGTCAAAGTATATTGTTACGATCCTTGTGTAGCAGGGTTTGAACAATTGCCGCCCGAAGGTACCAAGTTTGACGGTGTTATTTGTACACAAGTGCTCAACAGTATCCCAGACGATGACATGACTTGGGTCAGAAACTTGTTGGAATCCTATGCTGCCAAGTTTTGTTTCATTGGAGTAAACTTCCAACGCGAAGCAAAAGGAAAGAAAACCATGTACGATCCTGAATACTTTAAGTTGCCACGCAATCGAGAGTTTTTCAAGAGTTACTACACAGATTGGTCTGGTAGTGATTTGTTTTGGTGGTGGAAGGATCGTCCTTACTACAATGAGTGGGCAGAAGATCAACTAGAAGGTAAGTGGAAAGACATTCCAGACACGTTTAGTAACAAATATAAATTCGTAGAGGTAAATCACAGATGAGTATAATAAACCCAGGATACAAACAACAATTAGAAACCATGCACAGCCATGGACGTTTTAACAAAGGTGCCAAAAACGTAAAAGTTGTAAGTAGATTTTTAGATCAGTATAATCTTACCAGCGTATTAGATTTTGGTTGCGGGCACGGTGCTCTAATAGCCGGGCTCAAGGAAGCATATCCCGACATGCACATCGACGGCTATGACCCAGGCAATCCCAAATACAATCAGATACCAAAACGTAACTTTGATGCTGTGGTCAGTGCAGACGTATTTGAACACATAGAGCCAGACAAACTAGCAGAAACTCTTCGAGCCATCAGCGACAAAATAATAGTTGCAGGTTGGTTTAGAATTGCTTGTTACCCAGCAAAAAAATATTTGCCCGATGGACGCAATGCTCACTTGATAGTAGAATTGCCTGAGTGGTGGAGAGCAAAATTACTGGCTAACATGGATATCAAAATTGTCAGCGAAGATGTTTCAGTGTTTAACAAGAGTCACAAGTGGCCGGACGTTGTGGGTCACAACTATGATGTGATTGTTGAAAAAGTTCAAAGATAAGGCAAGAACTTTTGGAAGATGCGTCCCTGACGACCATCTTCGTCACTCCAGTGCGCCGCAGCTAAGTTCCACATCCATTGGGTTCTTTCAAATTGCTGTGGCGTTTCTATGTCTGCAATGTTCTTGTTTGCTACTTGCCAGGCAACACAACTAGGATCATCGGCAAACACAGGAATGCCTTCACAGATTGCTGCCACGGATGCAGAACTATTAAACAACACCACGCTGTGTGCTGTGCGTAAATTGTCCAGCAGTCGACTACCAGACGGATCAATAACGGACACACCAGGCATGCGTGAGAACTGAGCAAAGTCTGCCATGTTGTATGCTCCGGGGTGCGGACGTACCACAATGTTACGTTGTGTATATCGTCGTATCTCGGCTATTTTGTTCCTAAGCCACTCAAGTGGGTTTAGTGTTTTCATAGCAAAGCCGCCATCACGTTGCATACAGATTAAAATAGGACCTGTTGTTTCGAGTTTATGCGGTTTCAACGACACACCTAGTGTGTTGCTAATTTCTTCCCACTTTGTGCCATCACTGTTTTTGTTGGCATACTCAGCTCTGTCGTAGAATGGCCCGCCTAGGCTATAACGTAAGTAACTGCCGTGATTGTCTAAGTACTTCCAACAGCTAGCATCAATGCACATTGTTTTGTGTCCACGACGTTGTTGTTCAGCAATGACTTGTTTACGCAAGGCAATGTTTCGTCCTCCAGTGTTGGTAGTAGCCCATCCTAGCATAACTGCTAGTTTACTAGGGTAATACTTGTGATCCCAATCTACTGTAACTGAATATCCCGAGTGTCGCACACCCGCAGCAAAATTTTCCAAACATTCTATCTTGCGTGAATGTTTTTTTGGATTGGCTACACTACTGATATAAACAACAACATCAACCACCGTTGAGAATCCCCCAGGCAGTTCCATCTCGCATTTCTGGCTCAGTGAACTGGCAATAGGCAATGTGTCTTGCCCAAGCATCTACTTCGTCAAGAGTAGGGATACGCGGATTTTCAATTTCCTTCAATTGGTTGCTGCACAATGCTGCGGCTGCATTTGGTCCTAGCGTGATAGCAGGTTTGCCTAGCAACAATGCTTCGCCAGCTGCAATGCTACTGAACGTTACCAAACAATGTATGTCATCGGCCAGGGCTTTTTCCATGGTATCTTCATTTACACGAGTGGCACGGCCTTGCTTTAGTCTAATAACAACTTCTCTATCTGTGTATTGCTTGATTTCTTCTTGTACACTAACCAACCACTCTTCTAAGTTGATGTCATACAAATTCAGCAACTTTTGACTGGGCGGTGCCAGAAGAATTTTACTGCCGGGTCTAAACTTACGTAGATTTATATTACAACGATCTAGTCTGTCACGCGGACGCTCGATGATTGGTCCAAAGTTTTGTACATCGTTCTTGGTAATACGATGATAAGTTTTCTTCTTGCCGTTGCCAAAGTAACCTGTGTCAATGTAGTAAAAGTCTCTGCCAAGCCTGCGACATTCGTCCATTTGCTTGCGTTTGGTAATACCGCGTAACACAGCAGGAGTCATAGATGCTTGTTCTTTTTCCCAAGTGGAAATTTGTCCACCTGCACCTTGGACAAAACTTTGTAATATAGGATCGTACATGTGTCCTTTTCTCTCGTATCTGTATTCGCTGTCTAAAGCTACGATTTGATCAACAGGCAACAATGCAAGTTGCTGTGTTAGTGTATCTAATGTAACGCCGTAGTATGTTCCCGAAGGATCTACACGATACTTCAATATATCATCAAATATTTTTCTTACTTCCGGAGCAACCATGTCAAGTACATGACGTGGCAACTGTTCTACGATTTCAATTTCTTCGTTCATGTTCTTTGTAAACAATAATCTGCAAGCATGTGCTCGCGGTGCCACTCATCACCTTGTGGTGTTGTAGCGAACTCGTGGAAGCAAGGTGTGCCAAGGGTGTAATGCAATAACTTAGCATCTGGATTTGGCCCGTATTCATCGGGCAACCAGTTCCACTCTCGAGGCAGCTCGCCTATGCGACTATCATCTATCCAGGTAAAACGATGAAGTTCAGCACCGGTAGATCGCTGGATAAACTCAGGAGTAAGTTTCCGATTAGGATGGCTGTTACAATTCCATAGAATAACGCTACTCCAATTTTTTCGCGGGTAATTTTCATTCTTTGCTCCTAGGTATTTTTCTGTCATCTTAGTTTGGTAGTCGTGTTTAACTACCATAACGTCTTTGCTGTATTCACGCAAGTCCCATAACTTAACAATGTCGTCTCGCACAATCATATCACCGTCGATGAAAATTGCCCAGCCTTCAAAATTCATTAGGTGCGGCACAAGGAAACGACTGTAGATAAAGTGATTTGATCCGTCAGTGTGCGTTTCTTTATAATCTTCAAACAAGTTCAGTGCCAAGGGAATAATAGCAACAGGTTTGCTTGCATGACGTATGATACTATTAACACAAGTATGGTATGCTACTGCTTCTCTAGGATCGTAGCCAATAAAAATTGGAATTGGTTTCATCGGCGTTCGATATCCTCTTCAGTGCAATCTTCGCCGTATTGTATTTCGATTAGCTTTAGCGGTTGATCTGTCTCGTTGCATAGTTGATGCCACTCATTGAGTCGGATCCAGGTGGACTGATGTTTAGAAGGACTTGCCAATAAATCATATTCAGTGCTGTGTGGATCAACGGTGTATACTGTTGCTTCACCTTCTGCTACAAACCAGAACTCTGCACGTCGATCATGCCTCTGCATGCTCAAACAAGTCTTAGGGTTTACTGTGAGTTCTTTGAGCTTGACATGATTACCCACTTCATGCAATACACGATAATATCCCCAGGCACGATCAGTTTTGGGCTTTTTCCAGTCCTCTAAGATCCAGCTAGAACTGTTCTTTTTGTCGTCACCACCAACACTAAACGCAAACTCTAGGTTATCGTCTTTGATGTCCATTTCTGGAATGTTTTCTTGAGTGCGGTCACCGCCATTGGCAAAGATAATAGTATCGCTACGATACATCTCTCTAACTTTTCTGATAGCGTCTCGGCTGGATCCATCGTCGTCGTTGTAGCTAATTGTTGCAGTAACTCCTTGGATACTGCTCACAATAGCTTCTCGTTCAGCCAAGGGCATAAACGCTCGGCCTTTTTTACGCTCAAGCCAAGCATCGCTGTTGAGGCCAACAATTAACATGTTGCCTAATTTACGAGCTGCTTTCAAGTAAGCAATGTGTCCTGAATGCAGCGGATCAAAGCCGCCAGTTACTAATACAATTTTCATGCAGGTATTTACACCTGGATGTCTTCCATGCCAGCAGTTCTTAGACGTACAATATGACCCATTTGCCACTGTTTGGTATCTAAACCTTTCATGATACCCAGCCACTTGTTACGAAGCAAAGCAACTTCGTTGATAATAGTTTCAAAATCAATAACTTCATCTTCGCCGTCTACATACTTTTCAGCATCGCGACTGGTTAGAGCACGAGCATATCCTTCGAGATACTTTTGGAAATGCTTTCTGCGTATTTTGCGAAGCTGAATGTTAAGATAGTTAAGCACCGCTTCAATTTCTTGTAGCTGATTAAAGCGGTGTTCAGTTAAGCCGGGCAACGCTGTTATGTTTTTCTCAATGATGCCGCCGATGCGACAATCCTTCTTAGCTAACTCTAGTTCATTTTCGAAGTGAGCTATAAAGTCCGGAATGGCGTCAAGGCCAGCAACTATTCGACTATACCACATTTTGTTTTGCTACCAGTAAATCATCTGTACAACCTGTGCAATTCTTTCGACGACATTGCGTTGGTTGTTGTAAATCCCAATCTTGGT